GACATGAACCGCGACATGGCGTCGCGTTGCAGATTGCCGAGGATATGCAACACAAGGGGAATTATGTTTTATAGATGACGCACAACTAAACCAGATTACATTAAGGCCCGTTCGGGAACTCCCGGCGGGCCTTTTTTATTTGTGCCGTGAATCAATCCGAGATGTATTTCACCCCGTCCCAGTAAATCACTTCAAGCCCCAGCCGGCGGGCCTCTTTGACTTCAGCCTTCGCCCCTTCGCTATTCTTCCATTCCGGCATGGCGAATATGGCATCGCATCGGGACAATAGTTCAAGGTCCATTTTCAACCATGTATCATCTGGAGCCAGGCCGTCAAACAATGCCGTGTTCTTGTGCGGGCAGATAACGGCCCATCCCTGCAAGATAAACTTCAACGCCCATTCTTCAGCTTGTCGGATATTTTCCTGAATACCGCGAATGGTTGCCGCGCGATATGGTCCGGCGATATAGATCAACTTCATTGTACGTCGTCGCCCGAAAACAGTAACCCGTGTCCGATTTCGGCCTCGGCTTGACGGATATTCCTGACGGCCACATTAAAATAACTATCCTTCAATTCGATTCCGATGCCCTTGCGCCCGAACTTGATGGCCTGATAAACCTCACTCCCGATTCCCATAAAAGGAGAGAGGACCGTCTCGCCCGGATTTGAGTAAAGTTTAATGCATCTCTCAATGGTCCCAAGCTGAAGGGGACAGATATGCTTCTCGGAATCAGCATCCCTGTCTGTGCGATATTGGAGCGTGTCCGACTCATGGATACCGAGCCATATCCCTCCAGCCCAATCAATCCACGTCTCGTTATTCATTTCCCCGTTCTCGACCGGACGAATCGGGACAGCCGTATCCCCCGGCTTTTTGAAGATCAGGATTTGATCGAGAATGGCGGGCCGGCTATCGGAAGAATCCTTACGGAGCTGCGTAAACAAAAGAGCCTTGGCCTTCGTCCTGATGGCCTGAGCCTGCGGGTTCTTTGCGACAATGGCGCGGCCGTAGAACGTCCATCCTCCGGCGATATAAGCCGAGACGACGGCTCCGGGAAAGTCGCGAAGGCCGATATAGCCATCCTTCATCTGCATGGCCGGAATGTCGGCGACGTGAACGCACGTCAATCGGCCAGACATGGTCACGCGCAAAAGATCCCGAATGATAAATCCATAATGCTCAAAGAAAACGTCCCATGTCCGGCTGTTCCCGAGATCCATTTCCGAAGCAGAATAGGTGTAGAGATCAGCGAAGGGTGGGGAATAAACTGACAGATGGATGGATTCATCGGCAATCTCGGGCAACCTCTTGCAGCTATCTCCGAGCATGGCCGTAAACGCCTCTCCGTTGACCGTCTTTTCCTCATAGTCGAACGTCGATACTGTTTCTTTTCCCAATTCTTCCTCCTCGTGTTTGCGGACGGCCGCGATTAGTTCGGCACTCATGGCGCGGGCCACGGCTTCCTTTTGCATAACGTTTTGATATATTTCCTGTTCGGCATGGGCTAAAACGACATAAACGTTGACGGGTTTCTTTTGGCCGAACCTCCAACAGCGCCGGATAGATTGATAATACATTTCCCACGAATCATTCATCCCGACGAATACCATGTTCGCGGCATTCTGAAAATTCATCCCAAATCCGGCGATGGAGCTTTTCGTTACCATGACCCTTGTTTTCCCGTCCTGGAAGCCCTCTATGGACTCGGCTTTCTTTTCCGGGGAATCCGCCCCGACGATTTCAACTGAGCCAAGGATTGCCCTTGCCACGGCCGCGCTCTCGCTATTCAGCCCGACCCAGACTATCCATTGTCCGGGCGTAGAATTCACGAGATCAGCAACGAGCGAAACACGATCTGCGATGACGGATTTCCTCACCTCCCCTCGCCCCCTTAACCCACCCAGGCCGTCAAAGAATAGTTTCCCGTCTGTCTTGACTTCCGAATCGAACCAGACCGGCCGAACATTCAGGGGCGGGAGAATGAAGCCATCATCATCATACCCGAGATCGGATGGCGTTCGGATTGACATGGCCCATGAGGACATCCACCGATAGAACGATTCTCGGGCGTTCCATTTCAGCCGCCATTCTTGGCCGTTGGCATTTCCGAGTTTCTTCCGCATCATGCGCCCGCCGATTTCTTCCTCAATAACAAGATTTGCATGGATAAAAAAACAGGCGAGCATTTCCGACTGTTTCATTATCCCGAGGAATTCGGCATGATTGCCTATCTCCGTTCGATCATTCGGGGCGGGGGTTGCCGTACAGCATAAGCGAAATTTCGTATCCCGGAACATATCCGTCAGCTTGCGCCGCGTTACGCCATCAAGAGATTTCAGGATAGACGATTCATCCAGGACGACGCCCCCAAACATCGACGGATCGAAATGCTCAATCACCTCATAATTCGTGATCCATATTTTCCCATCGCCGGAAATATCGGAACCATGCCGGACGTATTCGACATGGACCCCGATCTTGCCCGCCTCCCGGATCGTCTGCCGAGCAACAGAAAGCGGGGCGATGATCAGGACGCGCTCATTTAATAACCTTGCCCATTCTAATTGAATAAATGTTTTCCCAAGCCCCGTATCCGCGAACACGGCCGCCCGCCCCTTGCGGAGCGCCCACCTAGCGATGTCTCGTTGAAAAGGAAACAATAGCGGATGAACATCAGCGTCGGAAACCTCGATCCCATGATTCACGAATCGGATCGTTTTCGATTCTAGGAATTTTTCATAATCCATTTCAGGCCCTCCTTGGATGCCATCATATATATACCCCCCCCTCCCCCACTTGTCAAGAAAATAAAAATAAAATAATTACTTGACAAAGGGGTTTTGATGATTTATATATATGGCATGAGAAAGTCAAAGATCGATCCGAGGATAAACGCTTTACGGGAATACCGGGACCGTTCCGGCATATCCATCCGAGACCTTGCCAACGCAATCGGAACGACGGATTCGACGCTCTATAAATGGCTCAGGGGAAGCAAGCTGTCCCGGCTGGCCTCACGTGCGCTCGACGTTTTCCTAAAATCTATCCAAGATGAGGACAGAATCAGCGGAGGGAAGCGGTGAGCGACCATAAACAAGCTCAGGAACGCTTTTCTCCGGCCCGCAGAGGGGTCAAGTCGCCCCAGGGCGGGTTCGGACCCGTAAAGCGGGTTTGCCAAGAATGCGGGGCGTCCTACGAGGCCAAGCGTCGCCATCAAATCTTCTGCTCCACGACGTGCCGGAAGGCTCATTGGGCGAAGGACCGGACGATCAACCCCGGCTATGACATTCGCAGGGAGATCGGCGACATCAAGTCCGCCGTCTCTCAGATCATACAACATCTTGGTTTGGGAGGGGAATGATGGACTCGAAACAAATTCAGAAAATCCTCGATTTACACGCAAAATGGTTACGGTCAATCGAGGGCGGAAAACGGGCGGACCTCAGCGGGGCGGACCTCAGCGGGGCGAACCTCTACGGGGCGAACCTCTACGGGGCGGACCTCAGCGGGGCGGACCTCAGCGGGGCGAACCTCAGCGGGGCGGACCTCAGCAGGGCGGACCTCTACGGGGCGAACCTCAGCGGGGCGGATGGCAAAAAAATCACACTCATCGGCCAGCGCCCCCTTTTACAAGCTGGCCCCATTGGTTCCCGCGCCGACATCCTGTTGGCGTTTCTGACGGACTCCGGAATCTATGTTCGCACGGGATGCTTTTTCGGGCCGCTGGCAGAATTCAAGCGCGCTGTCCGGGTGACGCACGCCAAGGCGCACCCGGAACACTATGCCGAATATCACGCGGCAATCGCGCTCATCGAAACACACGCTAAGCTCTGGGCGCCGAAGGAGACATCGTGATCCACGACATCAGCGGGTTTCAGTTCGGCGTCGGGTTAGTCCTGGTGATGCTTGCGTTCGCCATTCTGGCACTTGTGGCGGACATGGGAAAGTCCAGCAAATGAGCCGCCTATCCGCCCGCGAGACGTTCCGCGAGTACGCCGCATCCGTCGGCTGCACCACGTGGGATGAGGACCGCAAGGCATTCTACGCGCCGGATCGTTCCCGGCGTGTCGCATTTTCGGAATCGTTCCCGGACAGAATCTACGTCCGGGATTCCGGCCTGCCGCTCGGCAAGGCCAGCATATCCAGGGAAAGGAGGATGGATGAAACGAACCTGAATCAGCCCGTAACTCAGAGCATGGAGACAGGGGGCGGCGCGAGTCGCCCCCAAAGCAAGGTGCTCCCGACCACGAATCGGGAGCGGGTGAAAACTACTGCACCAGTCGGACAACTGGCGCTCTCATTATGAGCGCCACGGCTGGCGATGTCAACCACAGGAGGGTTGGATGAACGAACAAATCGGAAAGGTAACAGGAGGGGAATCGTTCGACGAACAGGCGATATCCCCGGAGATGTCTCTCATCTCCATCCCGGAGCGCGGAATCTCCATCGAAAAGGAACTCGCGGAGATCGAAAAGAACGTCGCGTTTTTCAACAAAGTGAAGATCATCGCGCTCAAAATGACCAAGCCGTCGGACTGGGTTGACCTGGGCGGGAACCCCTACCTCATGGATCGGGGGGCGCAGAACATCGCCATAGCCTTCGGCGTGGACATCACCCAGGAGGCCCCGCGCATGGAGTGGGCTGAGGATGCGAACGGACGCTATTACATGTTCATCACGTCCGGCCGCGCCCATGCCAAGAAGCTCGGCCGCTTCATCGAGGATGTCGGCGTTTGCTCCCAGCGCGACAAGTTCTTCGGCATGAGCGGCGGGAAGCTCAAGGAAATCCAGGACGTTGACATGGCGAACGTCATCCGTAAGGCGTCAACGAACCTCTATAACCGCCTGGTCAAGCGCGTCATCGGCCTGTCCGGCGTGACGTGGGACGACCTCGGGGCCGCTGGCATCAAGCGCGAATCGCTCCAGAAGGTCGAATACAAGGCCGGTTCGCAGAAATCTTCCGACCTCACCACGGGCGGGAAGGACACGAAGGCGAAGATGGACGCGATGCTTCTCAAGATGGCGAACAACGACAAGGCCGCCGCGTCCGAACTACTCAAGAAATTCTCCTACTGGAAGGGGAATGACGAAAAGGAGCATTTCGTCACGTCGAGCGATCAGCTGACGGAAAAATGGCTGAACTCGACATACGGGCGGGTCAAGACGGAATACGAGAAAACGATGAGCGGCGGGGAGCGCGAACCCGGCCAGGAAGGTTGACATGGACGCCCACGAAATCCCGAACATCCCCGAACTGCTCGACGCAGAGACGGCCAAGCGGATCAAGTCCTGGCCGCAGAACTCGAACCGGGCGTCCTCGGCCGGCCATCCCTGCGTTCGGTTCCTGGTGCTATCCCGGACGGCGAACCACCTCCGGTCGCTCCATGACGTCGGGCTTCAACGCATTTTCGACGAAGGGAATCTCCATGAAGACGCGCTCATGCGCGAGATGCAGGACGCCGGGATCAGGACGGTCGAACAGCAACGCGCCTATGAGTGGAAGAAATTCCAGCTCACCGGACGGATCGACGCGAAGATCCCGGTCAACGGATCGTTCGTCCCGCTCGAAGTCAAGTCCTGCTCCCCGAACGTTTTCCCGGCAATCCGGGAACTCGCGCCTATCGACATGCTCGCGTCCCGCTATCCCTGGATCCGGAAATACCCGGCGCAGATCCTGCTCTACATGCTCATGGAGGGCTCGGAATACGGCGTCATGATTTTCAAGAACAAGACGACGGGCGAAAAGCTCCAGAAGGTTTTCCGGCTTGAAGGCGCCATGCTCGAATACGCCGAGTCGATCTTGCAGAAGCTCGAAGCCGTCAATGCCCACGTCGCCGCCGACACGTGCCCGGACGCCGCGTTGATTGACGACTGCAAGGGCTGTGCGTTCTGCAAGACGGCGTGTTTCCCGGGCGCCGACTACGGGCCGGGGATCGACATCCTCCAGGATCCGGAGCTTGAAACCAAGCTCAACAGGCGCGCCGAACTCGAACCGGCCTCCCGGGAATTTGACGCCCTGGACAAGGAAATCAAGGACGGCTTCAAAGGGAAGCCGGGGTCCGTCGTCGGCGACTGGATCATCGAATCTAACCCCTACGAAACGACGACTTACGAAATCCCGAAAGACATCAAGGCCGGATACGCCATCAAGAAACAGGCGTTCCGGACCTCGATCGAAAGGCTTGGTGCGGCATGAACACCGAAATCATGATTGTCAACGAGGCCACGGTATCACGGGCCAACGAGATCCGGATCGTCGATCAACTCTCCCTGGATTGGGCGAACGACATCGTCGTCCTCTGCAAGTCCATGATCGACAAGGTCAACGCCGAATATAAGCCGGAGGAAGATCGGATCAAGAGGGAGACGGTTGAACTCCGAAGCCGGAAGGCCGCGGACACGGCGATCCCTGAACAGGTCAAGAAGTACCTCGATCCGAAAGTGGCGCGGTACCTCTACGACGAACGGCAGAAGAAACTCAAGGCCGAGGCAGAGGCGAAGGCCCAAGCGGACGCGAAAAAGAAACTCGCGGACGACTTGAGGCTCGCCGAAGAAGCCGAGAAAAGCGGCCACGCACAAGCGGCCGACGCCATCATCGAGAAGGCAGCCGTCGAAGAAAAGGCCATCCCGGCCGCCCCGGTGTATGTCCCTCCCGCCGTGAAGGCGAAGGACCAGAACTTCCGCGACAACTGGAAAGCCCGAGTGATCGACCAGGGGGGCTTCTTTGAGGCCGTGCGGGCCGGGCGGTTGCCGATGAACGCGATCCTTCCGAACCTCCCCGTCCTGAATGAGCTTTCCAAGAAAGAGGGCGTCGAAGGGAAGCACCCCGAACTCGGCCTGGAATATTACAACGAGCCCTACACAGTGAAGTCCAGGACGAACGGCGGAGCGGCGTAACCATGCCTACCACGGCCGGCAACAGATGTATCCTCCAGCTCGGCGCATCCGTCCGGCTGTCATTCATTAACCCTCCTTCAATCTTCGGGGGACGGGACGGCTCGTCCCCCACTACTCAGAAGAAAGGATCAATCATGCGCGCAAACGAAAGGCGAGCCTTAATCCGGAACGCTAAAAAAGGGCTAATCCGCAAGGATGTGCTTGAAGAATTCAATAAGCTCAGCGAAGCGAAAAGGAAGAAGCTCGTATCGTCTCATAACCGACCCATCCTTCTTGAAATGTCTCCGGGAGACGTTCACAAGATCGTCATTAATCCGGCCCTTCCCATGAATCAGTTCTTCTCCTTTTTGGTTGAAAAATTTGGCCGCGAACTTGGGTTGAAACTCCTGTCGTGTTTCATGTTCTCAAATCTCAAAGGCAAGGAACAAGAGAAGTGGATACGCCGCAGCGATAGGGTCAGGAAAGAACTAAGCAAGAAAGCGAAAGGCTGAATTATGGCGAGGGGCCGAATGATCGATAAGCGAATTTCCAAATCCGACAAACTCGCGGCTTTGTCGATGGATAGAAGCCGCGTTATCTATTTCATGCTCTACCCCCACGTCGATTGTGAGGGAAGATACTCAGCAGACCCGCGAGACATCAAGGAAGACTGCTGTCCTCGCCTTCCTTACACGGTAAGCCAAATTGCCGACTCCCTTATTGATCTGCACAACGTCGGGCTCATTCATCTGTATGCTATAGATAATAAAGCGTATCTCGAAGTGGACCGCTTTGAGGACTTCCAACCTGGACTCAGAAAAGAGCGTGAGGCAACGTCGGAAATACCGCCTTACTCCGGAGTTAGTCCGGAGGACTCCGGAGTTACCCGGATTTGGTCTGCTTTAAGTTTAAGATTAAAGCTAAGTTTAAGTTCAAGTATAAACCCCCCTACCCCCCAAACGAAAGCGGCGAAGAAAATCGCCCGATTCAAAATTCAACTCATCCTTGACGACGGGGCGAAGCGATGGGAGGGGATTACCGACGACGACAAGGCTTTGTGGGCGAAAACGTACACGAAATGCAATGTCGATCAGGTTCTTTCGGAAATGATCGCCTATTGGGATTCTCGCCCTCGGAGCGAGATGAAACAGGACTGGCGGAGGACGATTGTCAACCGGTTGAGCTGGTTGCAGCAACACGCGGGATCGAAATCAGCCAAGCCATCGAACATCGATGTCGTCCGCGACTGGGCGGCGTCAAGGGGCCTGAAATGAACGACGAACACAAACAGGGATTTGCGACCTACATGGCGATGCTGGGGACGGCGTTCGATAAGGGCGCCCTATCGACTGAGAAAATCGACCTGTACTACAGCTACTTGCGGGACTTGAATCTCAGGGCCATCGGGCAGGGGGTTGAACGGCTCATCCGAACGAGGAAATACCCGAGCTTCCCGACTGTCGCTGAAATCCGCGAGGCTGCCCTCGGGGGCGACGTTGAGGCCGAGGATGATGCGCTCATCGCTTGGGGTGAGGCGAATAAACTCTGCCCGAAACTCGCGTTCTTCAAGGCCGATTCCGGGAACCCCGTCCTCGATGAAGCCGTCACCACGGCGTTCGGATCCTGGGAGCGCATGGGCAACCTGGGGATGGAAACAGAAGTCGCCGACAGGGCGCACTTCATCAAGTGCTATAAGGCTGTCCTGAGGCGCCGGAAGGACGATGCACGCGCATTGGCCGGATCGTCCATGAAACAGATAGGGACGGGAGGCGAGGCATGAGAGAGCCAACGAACAGCCAATGGGACGCCTACGTCACCGCTCACCCGGACCCGAAGCCGGCGCCGAGGGAGACATGCCGGACGTGCCGGGGGAAGAAGTACGTCGTCCGTCGCAAGCGGGGGATGCAGGGCTACCGATACGTCGTCTGCCCGGACTGCGGGGGAGAGGGCGAGAGGGAGATTGAG